GTTGGCGGAGGTGTCGGTGCGCACGGCCAGGGCCTGAAAGCCAAAGTGCCCTGAAGAATGGGCGGCATCCTCGGCGTAGACCAATTCGCTGATGGTCTTGGCGCCCTCGGCTCCGGTGACGTGGACCAGGCGCACGAGTTGCACCTGGGTGGTGTCGCCCGAGTAGGTCGCCTCGTCGGCCGCGATGTTGGCGCCGCCGGCTCCCGCGTCCAGGGTTACGTTGTCGGCCATATTACACCCCAACCCCCATGAGCATCCGCCGCGGCACCGTGCCAGCCACCGCCGTCAGCCAGCGGTCCAGGTAAGTCTTCAGCGTCGTCAGGTTGCCGGCGCTGAGACTGTAATCGAAACTGCCCCATTCGCCGAAGCGGCCCGCGAAAGCGGCGCTGGATGCGTGGCCCAAACCGATCCGCACGTCGCCGCCGAGCGAGTCAATCTGGCCCGCCGTGATTTCCGACTCGGTGCCGCTGTTGACGCTCAGATAGTATTTCGTGCCATCGTAGCGGAGGATATAGTAGTAGGTCGTGTTCTCCGAAACATCGACTTCCAGCGAGGCCGTGTAGGCGGCGCTCACGGCCGCGACAAACCCGATTTTCGGCGAGCCGGCGCCGCTTCGCAGGTAGAGCGTCAGGTTGGCGCCGTCGTCACCTGTGAGAATGTGGTTCAGGTAGCGGTTGTTCCCGGTGTTATCCTGCGTGATGCCGCCCGTGTCCGCCCGGAACGCTCCAAAGAGGCACCAGCCGTCCAGATCGAGAAAGTCGGCCCACGTCTTCTCGGCCCCGCCCGTCTGGGTGTAGGCGATCATATAATCCGTCGAGCCGTCGAAGTCCAACTCCGACAGCCCAGATTTCATCGTGGCGCTGCCGCCGCTGCGGTAGTCCGGCGCGCCAACATAATGAAAGGCGAGGTCGGCGATGCTGCTGCTGCTGTACTCGTTGTCCCAGACCTGCACCGCGTTGCCATCCGCGGGCGTGCCGGTGTGCTGGCCCGAGGCGGCCTGCGTCGTGAACAGCCGGCCGGAGTCGCTGGCGTCGAAGTGCGCCGTGGGCGTCAGGGTGGTCAGGTCGTTGGTGCCGTCCCACTCGCTGAACGGCATCCCGCCGCCGCCCTGCCACAGCATTGCCGCGTCGGCGTCGGTGAAGGCATAGCCCTGGATGATGATGACTTCATCCAGCACACCGTCAGCGTCCTCGGCGAAACTGTCCCAACCAAGCTGAAGGCCCATCGTCCCCTGGTAGCTTGCCGTGGAATGGCCGGTGGTGTCGAACGCCGCCCCGTTCAGTGACGCGCCCACGACGTTGTTCGTCGCGTCGTGCTTGCCCAGCATCAGATGCCAGTTGCCGGTCGATAGCGTGCCCGTTGAGGAGGCAGTCCCCTCGCCGCCGAACCCACTACTGGCGAACACCCGAATCCGAACTTTGTCCGCTGACGAGGACAGGAGAAAATAACTGCCGTCGGAACCGTCTGCCTTGGCGACAATGTTCTGAAAAGCGCCGAGAGACTCCGGCTTGTACCAGGCAACGATGGTAAAATCGTTGTCGGCCATCTCGAAGTCGGCGTGGTCGGACACCGAAAAGCCGTTGGTGCCGCCCGTCTTCTCCAGGTCGCGGCCATTGCCGAACATGCCCGCGGCGGTCCCCGTGCTGCCCCGGTCGGCAGCGTCGTGACTGTCAACTGAGTCGAGAGCGCTGCCGCTGGCCTCGCCGAGCAGATACCCGGCCTTCGCATTCGATTTGGCAGTCGCGAGCGACACAGATTACCCTCACTGCCCCGCCACGCGGGCGATGAACTCCCGGAGTTGGTTCAGCCGGTTCACCCCGGTTACGTCCGTGTTCGTGTTCAGGATCGTGTTAATCAATCCAAGCAGGCTGAGGGCGTTTGCCCCCTCGCCGGTCGAGATGCCGAACTGCGTCTCGAACACGGTGTAGTCGGCGACGTCGAACATATGCTGCCCGGCGTTGTTGAGCGCCTCGACGCGGTCGCACAGCTCGAGCAGGTCGTTCGCCGCCCGGATGTACTGGTTGCCCAGCTGCGTTCGGTCCCGCCGCGCGACAACGATGTAGTCGTCTGCCATCAGCCTGTCCTCCGCCAGAACTTAACGATTAAAAAAGGGGGCATATTGGGATGCGCTTCCGCCGCCGCAGTCGGCCCGGCGTTTTGATTGACCGCCGTCGCGTCTGCGGTGCTGTACCCCGTCGCTGTGGGGGTGTTGGTCGATGTGTCGGGGGCGCCCCAGCCGCGCAGGCCGCCGGTGGTGGCGTTGTTGCTGTTCTCGACGTGGGCGTGCGCGTCCTGAACGTGCGTGTGCTGCGGCAGCCCCGACTGTGCGGCGGTCAGGGTCACTTCCTTGGCCCCACCCGTCTCGCCGAGCGTGTCGAACTCCGACTGCCCAACGTCCTGCCCCACCAGCACCCGCCCAGAGCCGAACGCCTGCCACACGCCGAACCCCATCAGGATTGCCGGATCAGTGTCCACGGCCGAGACGAACACGCTCCCCACCGGCCAGAAGCGGTCGGAGAGGCTCACGAGCGACAGGTCGGCCTGTGGAAAACGCATCGGCACTCCTCAAAACGCTCCGGCGCGTGTATACTTCCTCTGCTGCACGGGGGCTGATTTCTCAGGCGACGCCGGCTGCTAGCGCCGGCTGATGAGGATAAACGCCCCGTGCGGCCCCTTTCTCCCTTCAAAGCGTCGGCCGCGGCTTCGGCAGCGGTTCTGCCGGCGCGACCTTCCGATACCCCAGCGCCACCGCCAGCGCCAGCAGGTCGCAGGCGCTGGGAAACTTCCGCCCGGTCTTGCGCCGCCAGCGGTCCACGGCGACGAGCCATTGCCGCTCCTCCTCGCTGTAGTCGCGTCCCGGTTCCAGCGGAGGGCGGCGCGGCATATCAATTCCTGCCGTAGCAGCGCAGCGTCTTGCAGACGATGGTGTTGCTGGCGCTGCTGGCGCTCCACGTTGCACTCAGATTGATGAAGTAGGTCAGCGAGGCATCGAAGGTCGCCATCGTCCACGTCGCCGTGTCGGGCGTGGTGGGCTGGATCGCGTAGTCGTAGGGAGCCGCGAAGCCGCCGGGGCTGCGCACCCAGCCAGCGCCGCAGAGCGTGGTCAGGTTGGTTCCCTGCCCGGCGACGCGGCAGGTCAGCTCCAGCACCAGCTCCCACTGCTTGCTGGTGACGCCGCTGCCGGTGGTGATCGCGGCGCTGACACCCAGGCTGGCGCCCGAGAGGGTCGAGGAGCCGGCGGTGGTGCTGGCCCGCACCTGGAAGGTGAGCGTTGGGGTGCCGGTTGTGCTGAACAGGCCCATCGCGTGCAGGCCGACGCAGCGGCCCCGGCCGAGGTTGGCGTTGCCGCCGGGCGAGAAGAACAGCGCCGGGATGGCGGGCTGCTGGTTGGTGCCCGCCAGCAGCGAACCCTCCGCAGCGCTGGAGGCGTGGGCGGTGTGGTCGGCCGTCTCGGCGAACATCGTCTCGGTCCACGTCCCCGTCAGTGCCGAGCACTGGAGGTTGTGCTCGCGGTCGGCCACGTCGAGAGCGTGCTGGAGGGCCAGGGCGTCGGCGCGCTGGCGGCGCGACATCGGGGGGCCGGCGACGTGGGCCAGCGGCTTCCAGATACGGGGCACGCCCTTGGGCCAGGGCGGGGGTTGTGAAAGGAGCATGGGGTGCCTCACTGTCCGGTGAATTGCCACGCGGGTGCCGCCCACGGCGTGGCCGCTTGCAAGTAGGCGTAAAAGTCCATCTGCTGCTGCGGCGCCATTTGTCCGCTCGGAAGGTTCTGCGGCAGCGCATTGAAGCGGGCCGCGAGCCGATTATGCAACGCCTGGTTTTGTGTCGTCGCGCCTGGCATCTGCCCCAGGTAGGGGTTGCCGCCCGGCATCTGGGCGTAGGGGTTGGCGTAGGGGTTGGGCGCTGCCCCCGGCATCTGCCGCGGCGCGCCCGGCACCTGGCCAACGCCGGGAATCCAGTCGCCTTGCCCGCCCTGCACGTTGAGCCGGGACTGGGCCGCGAGTTGCTGGTTGGCGGGCGAGCCGTAGACCGACCGCACCATCGAGGCGCTGTCCTGGTCGCCCGCACCACCCTGCACGCTGCTGCCCTGCGGCGGCGGCATCAGGAACTGGCCCTGATACCCCTGCGGCCCCAGCGGGAACTGCGGCCCCCGAGGCGTTGGCAGGAAACCCGGCCGCCCCGAGGACGGCATCGGCGCCCCGATCCCGCCCGGCCGCTGCGGCGCGACGTAGGGCGCCGGCGCCTGGGGCGGCAACGGTTGATTCACGGGCCGCGACCCACCACGGTAGGCCGTGCCGAGGTTGCGCTGGGCGACGCCCGGTGCGGCGGGGGCAGGCGTCGCTGCGGTAGCTTGCTGGCGCGGGCCGTACATCTGCTGGAACTGCTGGCCCTGCATCTCACGGTTTTGCCGCGCCTGATCCATGAGCTGCTGGAACTGACTGGCGGCCTGTGCCCGGTTGGCCTCGCCCTGCACCGCGGCCCCGCGCTGCCCGAGCAGCCCGCCGTAAGCCTGCGCATCGGGGTAGCCCGCCTCGATGCTGTTCATCCAGTCGAGCTGGGTGTTGGCCTGCCCCGTGCGCGCCGCCGCGGCCTGGGCCTCATATCCCAGCCCCGCCAGCCCCAGCTGCGATTGGTAGCCCGCGCGCTGCTGGGCCATCTGGCCCGCAAGGTCCGTGTAAGCCCGCTGCTCGTCGAAGCCCAGCCCACGCTCCATCGAGGAGCGAATCGTGGTGTTGCCCAGGCCGCGGTCGATCATGCCCTGGTTCATCTGCCCGCGCTGCTGCGCGTAGGCCGAACCGATGTCCTGCCGCCGCCCCGCCTCGGCCCCTTGCAGACCGCCCAGCACGTCGGAGGACAGCCGGCCGTAGCCGGCGGTGATGCCGGCCTGATCCTGCGCCTGCCGCCCGGCGGTCTGTTGGTAGCCGCCCAGAATGTTCTGGTAGTTCTGCTGGTTCATCGCCAGCGCCGAGCCGTAGGCGTTCTGGTAGCTCTGGCCGATCTGCTGCGCAACGGGGTCGGAGCCGGCGGCGGCGGAAATCATCCCGCCCCCGCCACCCTGCCACGGAAGCTGACCCTGAATGGGTTGGTACGGACTCGGCATCGTGTCACCTCAACTCTGCCAACTCCACCCGCAGGCGATCCACCTCGGCCAGCAGGTCGGGAATGTCCTGCCGCGCGTGAGCGATGAAGGCGGCGTCGTGCGGCTTGAGCGGGACCGACTCCTGGCGAACGGGTTCACCGCTATCGGTGTCGTAGCCGCGGTTGACGAGGCGGTCGTTAGCAATGCAGACGCCGTTGTCCGGGGCGACGGATACGCCCACATGGACAACGTGATCGTCGTGCATGCGGAAAACGTATCCGCCCGTGGCCTGCTGCGGCGTGTTGATGTCGAACTTCCCAACGCCCTCCGCTTCGTCGGAGTCGTACCATGCCGTCCACGGCGCCGGCGTCGCCGCCTCCACACGCCCGCGCATCTCCGCCAGCCGTTCGTCGCTCAGCATCTCCGCTTCCCCCTCCACCCCATCATAACAACGCATCGACATATTTACGAGCGTTGATTCGTTAGCGCCCGCGCTGACGCACCTTGTTGCGGCCGGCAAACCTCATGCGGATACTCTCCATCGCCCACTGCCCCGTGGCCGTGATCTTGACGTAGACGGCATAACCGGCACGCCGCACGTGACTGAGCAAGTTACGGCCTTCGCTCCACGTCCCGGTCGCCGCTGCCGTCGCGGCCAGCGCCGCCTCGGGGTGCGCCCCCACGTGGACGGCGTAGGTCACGTTGCCGCTGTCCTCGGCCAGCACCGTCTGTAGGTCCTTGAGCAGCATGTCGTCGAGGTTCAGCGTCAGCACCGGCCCCAGCACCACCGCGGAGGAAATGGCCGTGCCGTCGTCGTCGTCGGCATCGGCGTCGAGCTTTCTGACGTACCCATCCCAGCTGCCGATCAGGGCCGCGCGGTCGTTGGGATCGTCCCCATCGAAGACAGCGCAGCACAGCGGGTTGTGGTTGTTGTTGGCGAAAACATCGGTCCACCATGCCCCCGTCCTCTGCTCCCAGAAGTAGTGGGTCGTTGCCCGCGGCTGATCGAGCCGCGTCACAAACACATGCAGGCCCTGCCAACGGTCGTCCCAGATCATACGGATCGAGTTGGTGCCGGTGTCGATCTCCTGCACCAGCTGCTCGATGCCCTGGCTGACCCGTCTCGGGGCCTCGCCGGGCACCAGGCTGTAGATGCCGCAGCGGTTGGAGAAGAAGTACACGACGCCGTAGGGGTCCTTGCACCAGGGGATGCCCCAGGCCATGCCGATTGAATCGCTGACGCGGTCGATCTGGCCACCCGCTGCCGGGTCACCGCGCAGCATCCAGATGGTGTGATCGCCCCCGATGAGCAGGATGTCGTCGGAGTACGGGATGAGCGTGGTGATCATGTCGCCGATGAGGCCCTGCGGGGCGTTGTTGCCGGCGACGGCCTGCGCGGCGGACGACTCGTTGGGGAAGTAGTCCCAGTCGTGCGGATCGTTGATCCGGCTCATGAACCAGTTCTGCCGGTCGTTCTTCAGCCCCGCCAGCACGGTGCGCCCGCGCCAGGTGCAGATCAGCCGCGGGGTGTTGTTCTCACTGTCCACCGGGAGGGTGCCCGCAGTGGCGGTCCAGGTGTTGACGGTGTTCAGCTTGGGGTCGAGGTAGACCCAGTTGGTGCCGTCGGCGAAGTAGAGCTTCTGGTTGTTCTCTGCAGAAAACAAGACGCCGGTGTAAATCAAGGGCGGGGTGTTGCCGGTGAGGTTGGACGGGCTGCCCCAGGTCAGATCGCCGCTCTGGGCGACGTAGACGTTGCCCTGCGACACGGCGATCATCTGGATGGCGCGACCGCTGAGGTTCGGCACGGTGTCGTCCCTCACTCCTACGGCATTGAGTTCCTGGATGATCCAGTCGGCGACCACCGCCGCGCTGATCCACTTCGTCAGTCCTGGCCTGGAGCCGCCGCGCTCGCGCCCCGTCAGCGGGTCGAAGGCCCGCACGTTCTGCCCCGACGGCGTCGTGGCCCGCGGGCGGCCCCCGCCCTCGCGCGGCCGCGTGGGCTGGCGCATCAGCCCGGCCGAGCTGTCGATGCCGGCGAAGGGGAACGGCAGGTTGTAGAGCTGCTCGTCCACTCGCCACTCACGCTTTCTTGAAGCTGGCGGCGATGGCGCCCCAGGCCATCGCCCCGGCCAGCAGCCACTTGACGGCGGCGCCCGAGGTCGCCTCGCTGTTGTCGGCCAGCCCGATCTTCGGCCCGGCGGCGCTGGAGAACGTCTCCTGGCGAATCGTGTAAGTGGCGTCGTTGAGGCTCACCGCCCCGGCCGCCGCCGTGGCCCCGCAGGCGCCCAGCACAATCAGGTCGCCCGAGGCGTTGAGGCTCACCGTCCCCGCCCCCGGCGCGTCGTTGGTGCCGGTGTCGCTCGCCGTGGCGTGCAGCACGCTGCTCTGGTGGTTGCCGCGGTACAGGCCCACGCACACCCCGATGTAGGCGTCGGCCGCGTCGCCGTGAACCGTGAGCTGGTGGCTGCCCGCCCTGGCGATGGCGTACCACAAGGACAGCTTGAGCACGCCGCTCGTGACCGTGCTTCCCGCCTGCGTCCAGACGTTCTCCTGGTTGTCCTGGAGGATCGGCGTGGAGGCCGTCTGCGTGACCACCACCGCCACCAGCAGCTCGCCGGCCTTGCTGGTGATCGGGTCGCTGATGATGTTCGGGCCGGTGCCGGTCTTCTTGGTCGAGTCACGCGGGATCATGTACTCGGCGCGCACCGTGGTCGTGGCGTCCTTGACCCCGAAGGCCGGGTCGGTGGGCTTGAAAATGCCCGTGACGGTGTGATCGCCGGGGGTAAGGGTCGTGCCCTCGGCCGGGGTGTAGGTCCACTCGCCGGGGATGATGTTGCCGCTGGGGTCGCGGGCCACCGGCTCGGGCCACGTCTCGGCGCTGTCGTCGGGGTGCGTGACCGTGTCGATCACGCTCACCTCGGGCACCGCCGGCCAGGTGATCGCCGGGGTGATCGAGGGCAGCGAGTTCTTGCCGGGCGGGATGCCGCTGCCGCCCGTCCTGATGCGGTTGGGCGGGGTCCGCGTCAGCCGCCCCAGACCGCCGCCGCCCGCGCTGTTGCCGCCCTGCCCACCCTCGCCGGGAGTGCCGTCGGCGCCCCAGTCCTTGCCGTCGCCCTGCCCCCAGCTCGACATATCGCCAGCCGAGGAGGGATCGTCGGTGTAACCCGTCGGGGGAGAAGAGGCGTCGCCCACGGGCAGGCTGCGTGCGTAGGAGCCGGCCTCGTCGCTGCTGGCGATGGCGGCGAGCAGCTGCACCGGGCCGCCGAGGGACGAGTCGATGAAGCGCGACAGGCCGGGCCGGGAGCCGCCCTTGGCGCGGGCGCTGCGCGGCTCGTGGGCGCGGACGTTCTGGCCGGTGGGCGTGGTGCCTCCGGGCTGGCTGGAAAAGCCAAGCGACCTGTCGATCCCGTGCAAGGGGAAGGGCAGGTCGCTCAGAACCTCGTCGGCCTGGATCGGCTTCACGTTACCCCCGGAGGATTTTCTGGTGCAGCGCCTGCGTGCGCTGCTGCTCCACCTGGGCCTGCATCATCTGGGCGGCGGCGCGAGCGCGCTGGATGTCGTCGGCCTTCGCCAGCGCCATGCCCAGCACGGCCTTGATGAACTCCCAGGTGCGGAACTCCGTGGTCGGGAACTCCAGGCCCACGGACTGCGTCTGGGGATTCCAGATGACCTTGATCGCGGGGAAATCCTCGCCCCTCATGGGGGCGGCGGCACCGTTCTCGTTCATGGATTAGAGCCTCTTGAGGGAAATCGACAGCGCCCAAACGGCTACGGTGGGAGCAGCCGAGAAGTCCAGACTGATGCGGTCGCCCGCGGCCAGGATCAGGTCCGCCGTGGTGGCCGTCAGCGCCGGCGTCACCACCGTGTAGGCGCCGGCGTTCAGGTCGATGGCGTCAGCCGCGATCATCGGGGTCGTCGTCTTGACCGGGGTCGCCGTGCCCGTGGCCTTGACGACGGTGGCGGTCATGGCGCCGCCCTGGAGCGTGCTGGGCACATACTTGATCGCCGTCACCTGGCAGGCGAACGGCGCCACCCACAGGTCCCACTCCGTCGCGGTGGCGTGCAGGTTCGGGTTGAAGGCCAGATCGAAGATGGCCGAATTGCTGCTCTGCACCGAGTTGAAGTCGCACGAGGTGGCGGTGCCCTCGTTGATGTAGACCATCGAGCCGTCGGTCGTGCTGTCCTCGTCGATGAAGATGCAGCCTGGCGCAAAGCCAGCGGTGGCGTCGGCGGGGACCGTCGTGCCCACGGCGAACAGGATGCCGACGCCGGGCTTCTCGATGATCGTGCCCTTGACGTCGGCGTAATGCTGCTTGAACTTGCTGCTCATGGCCGACCCTCAAAAGAAAGCGATCAGGCAATTGCCGGTGGGCGTGCCCGTGGTCTGGTCGAACAGGAACTCCAGCTTCTCGCAGCCGCGCGTGTTGACGACGGCGTGGGCCGGGGTGTTGTTGGCCGGGCTGAACAACTCGGTGATGCCAGCCCGTGTCACGTCGGCCGCGGTCGTCGGCTCCATCAGCGCCACCAGGGCCAGCGTGTCAGCGAAGCGCTCGGTGTTGAGGATCGGGGCCGTCGCCACGCCGACCGAGGTGGACAGCGTGCAGACCATCTCGACCAGCGTGGTCGGAATCCACAGCGTGCCCGGTGAGGGGCCGCTGCCCAGCCGCCGCCAGCCGATGATGCGCAGGCTGAAAACGTTGTCGTCGTCGCCCAGGCCGTAGGGCAGCAGGATGACCCGCTCCCACACCAGCCCACCGGGACCGGGGCTGCTGCCCAGGGCCACGATGCCGTCGCCGGTCGGCTCGGTCAGGGTGGCGGCCTTGGCTGTGAACGCCGACGTGTTGGCGTTGTCCGCCAGCGCCTTCCTCCAGGGCATCGTCAGCGTCTGCATTACTCGTACTCCACGCCTTCCCAGGTCACGACCAGATCGCCGCGCCCGTGCTGCCGCTGCCACCCGCCGCGCCGCTGGTCCGAGAGGTCGCGGTTGTAGCCCAGGTGCTGCGGCTTGTGCCGCCGGTCGTGAGCGATGCTGGCCGCCAGCCGCTCCTTGAACTTCTCCGTGTGCACCGTCATGGCGTCATCGAGGCGCTGCTCGGCGATGCTCAGGCACGACTCCAGGAACGTCTCGGCATGGGCCGCGCCCCCGTAGACGTAGGGCGCATCGCCCGTCAGCGCGTCGGGGAGCAGGTAGTAGGTCAGCTCCACCGTGTACGCCTGGTCGGCGATCGGCCACAGCAGCAGCTCGAAGCGCTGCCCGCGCACCCCCGAGCGTTCCTTGAGGGGCCGCACTGCTGCCATCCTCGGCTGGCCCGTGGCGTCGGCGTCGATGGCGAACTGCCGCCGGATTTCGCCCTCACCGACCAGCGGGATTCGGTACACCGGCCGGTCGGAATCGAGCAGGGTCAGGTCGTCGCCGTCCATGCCCCCGAAGTCGGCCGGCAGGGCGATGGTGTCGGCCGCGCTCGCCAGCGCGAAACTGACCGTGGGCTTGAGGAACGACCAGTTGTGGGCCGCCGGCACGCCCAGCTCGGGCACGGCGGGGTTCGTATACACCTGCCGCTGCCCGCTCTTGACGATGCTCTCGATGGCCGCCTGCTGCGCCGTGGTCCAGGCCGTATCGCCGCCTTCGGTTCCACGGCCGTAGCCCAGGAACAGACCCACCTCGCTTTCGAGGTCGGACTTCTTGTAGGCCAGCGTGGACTCGGGCACGGCTCACCCCCTGCGTCGCCCAGCCGATCTCACAGGTACAACTGGCAGCAGCGCCACCAGTCCATCGTCAGCAGCGAGGAGGTGGTGGCGCCCAGGCGCATGCCGACCATTGGGGCCAGACGAATGTCCGCGGGGAAGTCGGTGCCGGTGTTGTCCGGGACGGTCTTGTACTCGGCCTGCTCCTCGTTGTTGACGTAGAAGTACAGCCGATTGTTGCGGTTGGGATCGAACACCATGCCGAGCTTGACGTAGGTGTCGGCGACGAACTGGTGGATGGCAGCCTCGACGACCAGCCCGCCGGCCCCGGCCACGCCGCCGGCCTTGTAGGTGCTGCCCACGGCCCCGGCGTCCTGCTCGCGGCCCCAGAAGCCCACGAAGTCGGACGTCGTGGCGAAGATCGGCGGGCCAGCGGTGGATAGCGGCACGACCACCGTCATGGCGGTGTCGTCCATGAGGCCCAGAATGAAGCCGATCTGGTCATCGGTGATGGCGTTGACCTTGACCCTGGCCTCGAACCACAGCTTGCCCAGGTTGGCGCTGATCTGGAAGGCGCCGCCCTTGCTCTTGAGGTAGACGGCCTCGTTGTCGGTGGCTTCCGTCAGGACGATGGCGCCGCCAAGCTCGTTGGAGAAGGTGATGGTGGCGCCGGAGGAACCGAAGCCGATGTAGGGGATGCCCACCAGCGCCGCCTCGGTGGTCGGCGAAGTGATGAGGCCGTTCGGCCCGGTGAAGTCGTCGAAGAAGTACATCCCCTTGCCGGGGTCTTCGAGGATGTCCTTCACCGGGCAGTCTGCCCAGATGGCCGGGGACGGGCCGCGGTGCGTGTGGGCCGAGAGGTTGCGTTTGTAGTCTACACTGTTCATGATCTACTCCGCGGGCTACGCACCGGGCGTCGCCACTGGTGAATCAGGCCGCCGCCTCTTCAAGTTCCGCTTCCTCGGCCGCCTCCGGCTCGGGCTTGCCCTCGCCCTCGATCAGCCCCACGAGGAAGTTGATGTCGCGCAGCACCTCGCCGCAGGCGAAGTGCGCGAAAGCGTTGCTCTTGACCATCTCGCGGTGGTTCTCCTTCCACTCGGCCCACTTCTTCTTGAGGGCCTTGAGACGGTCGCTGCTTGGGGTCTTGGCCTTGGCCGCCATTGCTTCTCCGGGTTAGTAGTCCACGCCGGTGTTGGTCGCGAGCACGCCGTTGCGCCGCCGGTCGCGGCAGAGCGTGTTGAAGGTCCAGTCGGTGTGCGTGGCGCTGACGGTGTGCTGGCCGGCAACGCGCGCCTCGACCGTCTCCTTGCCGTAGGCCCCCTTGAGGCCCATGCAGCCGAAGATGCCCCAGTTGATGCCGTAGACGGGGTTGGTGGTGTCCAGGTCCAGCTCGTCCACGCTGACGATGGTCGCCCGCTTGAAGGTGGCCCGGCCCTCCATCGGAGCAATGTCCTGCCCGAGGTTGTCGTTCTGCGACTCCAGGATTTCCACCAGGGTCGCCTCGACGGCGTAGTTGGTGTACCAGCCGTAATCGTCGCCGAGGTTGTAGTCGGGGGTGTCGTCCACCAGGGGCATGAAGTCGGTGTACTTCGCCATGCGCCGCCACTTGCGAACCAGGTCATCCTTGGTCACGCTCGTGTACTGCGCGGCGTAGTTGCGCCACCGCAGGTCCGTGGTCGGGTTGATGTTGGCGACCAGGGTGTAGCCGGAGGGCACGGTGCCGTTGAAGCCGTTGTTGGTCGTGGTGGCCGTGTTGGACTTCACGATCCAGTAGGGCACGCCGTAGAAATCCGTGGTGTTGGTGACGGCCGGGCAGCGCCAGAACTGGCGTTCGGCCAGCTCGATCATCGAGCCTCGGGACTGCCACCTTCTCGTCGTGATGAGGTCCACGATCTTGCTGGCGCCGCTGTTCATGAGCGGCTCGCGGAACTCAACGCCCCAGTTGTTCGTCATGTGCCGCCAGGGAACCTCACCGGTGCCCATGTTGTCGGTGATGTCCACGATGTCCTGGGCGGCCAGGCCGACCATGCGCGCCGAGCTGCTGGTGCCGAGGATGCGGTTGAAGGAAACCGCCTTGCCGCTGTCGAAGGTGGTCTTGCCCTTCTTCATCAGCCGCTTGAACGCGATCGTGTTGCGGTAGGTGGAGGCGTTGTCGGTGAACTTGCCGCGCCCCAGCTCGTTGAGCGTCAGGGTGACGAGGTCGCCGATGTCCGAGGCCAACAGAGATGCCATCGCTGGGTCCTCTTCGGGGTTCCGGCCCCGGCCGGATCAATCCGGCAAGTCGTTTTCTTCGTCCTCGTCGTAGAACTTCTCACGCAGGTGGGCGGCCACCGCCTTTGCGGCCCGCTTGGGTCCCTTCGGCTCGGCGGCGCCGTTGCGCTGCGTAGGCTGGGCCAGCCCGGCGCGCACCCAGGCTTCCTCGCGGGCCTGCTTCTCGGCATCGGCCGGCTTGACGAACTGGCCGTTGACGGGATTCTTGGGCGGCGCTGGCTTGGTCGGGCTGGGCGACGCGGGTGGCGGCTCGTCGGCGGGCGCGGGAGCCTTGCCGTAGATCAGCTCGTGGGCCTCGCGCAGCTTCTTGGCCAGCACGCGCGGCGGCGGCGGGTTGTTGAAGTCAATGCCGGCGGTGCCCAGGAGCACGCCCCGCAGCTTCATCTCGGACGAACCGGGCTGAAGCTCGACCGCGCTACCCGTGCCGTAGCGGGAATCGGCCAGCGACTCGAAGGCGCCGTCGATGGCCTCGCCCGTGCTCTGGGCCTGCCGCTGCGCCTCGCGCTGCTGGCTGACGGTAAGTTGCTGCTTGAGCTGCTTGATTTCTTCGGCCTGCGACTTGCCGAGGCGCTTGATGGCGTTGATGAGGTCGGGTTCGTACAGGCTCTCGTCGATGCCCAGGTCGAAGTCCGGCTCGGCCGCCGCGGCAGGCTGCCGCTGCTGTTGCCGGCGGGATTCGGCGCGCTGGTACTCGACCCAGTCCTCGAGGTCGTCGGTGGCGGCGGCGTCGATCTGCTGGGGGGTGGCGCCGTATTCGAGCGCTTCCTGGCGCAGCAACCGGGGATGGCGCTGGCGCGGGGCCAGCGGCGGCGCTTCGGGCTGGGCGGCTGCGGCCGCAGAAGGGGTTGGAGGCGGCTCGGCCGGGGTGCCGTCCGACTTCGCCGCCTCCGAGGGAGCTTTCTTGGCGCGCTGCGGGATGCCGTCGAGTTCGGGGTCGAACTCCATCTCGTCGTCGTCGAAGTCATCTGCGGAAGTGGCTCGCTGAGGAACCGGGGTGGCGGGGGCCTGCGCCCCCGTCCCCGGCTCGCGCCCGGAAGTGGCCTGGTTGGCTACCTCGATCTGCTCGGAAGGATTCGGCTCGGCCACCTAGCACCCCGTATCAATAAGGCGACATCGCTGTGTCGTCATAATGATACGGCAGTGTCATCAAAAGTGCAACAGTGTTTTTGCGTATGTAGTCAAGTTGATACGTTCGGGCCGGGCGCCGTCACGCGGGAAAGTGTGACGGCCTGTGTTTTTGCTGCAAATAACGCCCAGGGTCCGTCATGACGGCGCCGTGACGGCGCCGTGACGGCGCTCGGCTAGTTGGAGTAAATTTTGTATTCCACCTGGCAGGCGGCGGTATTGGCGATGAGGTAGGGGGCGGTGACGTCGGAGCCGAAGCGGAAGGCGCAGCCCTCGCCGGCCTTGAGTTTGATGATGTCGTTGGCTGCTCCCGAGGCCGAGCGCAGCTCGACGTAGTTGGTGGTGTCGAGGTTCTTGAAGACGGCCCAGCCGAGGCTCGTCACCTCGCCCAGTGGGATCGCCTCCTCGGAGGTGCCGACGGAGATTTTCCCCGAGACGAACTTCTTGGTGGCGATGTCGGCGGTGTCGGCGATGACGCCGAACGCGGGGTGCTCGGTGCCCTCGCTGTCCTCGTAGGCCACGGTTGCGGTGATCGTCAACTCGTTACTCAATGGACACCTCCGGCGGGCACAGCGCCCGCTCCTGATCGGTCAGCGACTCGAACGTCTGGGGCAGCCAGGTGTCGGCCGTCTTGTCGCTCAGCAGGCGGTGCGGCGGCGGCATCTTGCGCGTGACGGCCCCGCACAGGCAGCACTTCCAGCGGCCGTTGCGCTTGAACCAGACGTGATCGTAGCGCTTCAGGCCGTCATCGCCGACCTTCTGGTAGGCCGCCATGCTTCAATCTCCGTAACCGCCATCGTTGTCGTGGTAGCGCTCCAGGCGCAGGAGTTTCTTGCGCTCGTTGCGGTCGGGCAGCACGGCCTGGCCGTTGGGCAGGTACTGCACGTTGACGCCGTGCCGCTTGTTGCGGGCGTTGGCCTCTTCGACCTGTTTGGGGTGGACGGCCAGCGCATCGGACACCATCGGCCAGGCCGAGCAGGACACGCTCAGCTTCGGCGCCAGCTGCTTTTTCAGCGCCGCCTCGTGAATCTCGCCGTAGTGCTGGTTGAGCGCTTCGCGCAGTTCGTCGTCCATCTCAGTGCCTCATAGAATCCAGGCGGCGACCGCCACGAGAATTGCCACCGTCCCGAACATCCCCGAAATCATCGCGCCTACGCCCAGAGACTCAAAAAACGACGCCCGCTCGAACCCGTCCGTGCCCCAGCGCAGCAGCGTTACCAGGGTCGCCAGCGCAAGGAAAAGAAGCATCCACAAAGCAACAATTGCGCTCATCTCAGTACCCTGCCTGTCCGTTCATGGAGGGGCCGCTGGCGGCGCCCTCGCTCATCATGTTCATCATCTCGTTCTCGCGGCCCTGCGGGGTGTCCCCGCCCGTGCTGCGCCGCGTGTAGGTCCGCTCCGTCTGCGCCGGCATCCCCGGCGCCTCGCCCGCGCCGCCGCCCTCGGTCACCGGCGGCGGCATGATCGTGATAATTTCCTGGAGGTCGGGCATGTCCATCAGCTTGGCGAGCTTGGCCAGGAAGGCGTTCACGTCGAACATGACGCCCTGCTGCATGAGCACGGGCATCAGCGGCGTGATGACCTGCTGCACCACCTGATTGAGCTGCGCGGCCCGCCCCTGCGGCGTCTGGTGCTGCATCGAGTAGGGATCGATCTGCACTTCCAGCTCGTCCCAGGGGATTTGCGCGCGCTGGTCGGCCGTGACCGCGCGCTCGATGGCGATGTCGGGCATCCCCGGCACGCTGTACTGCGTCTTCATCACCGAGAAGGGGTCATGGTGCCAGTACCAGCACAGCGCCTCGATCACGCTGGAGGTAAACTCCAGGGTGTTGTCCTGCATGTCGGCGACGGTGAGAGAGGCGTTCTCGTTGAGCAGCTTGTCCTGGGTGGCGGTCTTGCTCTGGGGGGCGCCGCCGCTCATCAGGTCGAGGTTGCCGGCCTGCTTGCTGAAGAGGTCGCGGGCGTGGACGGCGAACTGGGCGCTGTTGGGATTGATGCCGCCGAAGCTGACCACCTGCGTGCCGGCGGGGTTATCCACGGAGATCATGTCGCCGTCGCTGGCCTTGACGATGCGGCTGCCGTCCTCGGCCGCCATGCGCTGCACGATGCCGATTTCTTTCTGCCGCTCGGTCTGCCGCGCCAGCTTGCGGTAGATATTGTTGATGAGCGCGGCCAGGTCGTAGAGGTCCTGCACCGGCGCCTTGCCGATGGCGTTTCCGGGAACCACCGCCATGCTCAGGAAGTGGTAAGGCCCGTGGTCGGGGCCGAGCCAGTCGGTGTACTCCAGAACGTGATCATCGTCCTGCTCGTCGTAGGTGATGGTGAGCACGCAGCGCTTGCGCGGCAGGTAGATTTCCCAGAGGTCCACCCACTCCTCGAACTCGTCGTCGCGGCCGATGTCGCCCTGGCCGAGCATGGCGATGCGCTCGTCGCCCGCCTCGTTGAACTGGCGGTCTTCCGTGGCGGTGACGCTCTTGCGAGCCTTGGCCTTGAAGTAGGGAGCGGTGCGGACCGACTCGTAGGGGGCGCGGAAGCGGTGGCCGATGAAGGCGGCCTGGCTGAAATCCTTGGCGTGGATGTCGAACACGAAGTCGTCGAGGTCGATGCACTGGGCGAAGGCGCTGCCCGCCGGCAGGCCCCAGCCGGACGACTGGGCATCGGAGGGAGTTGAGAGTGCGACCTTGACGATGCCGATGCAGAACAGTGCATCGGTGGCGGCCCGCCGCAGGGTGCCGGCGAACTTCATCTTCTTGAGCTGGCGGTTGACCCACGACTCCATCGCCGAGACGACGGGCTTGGCGTCCTTCTTGTGGGTCGCGAGCATCACTCGCGGGTTCTTCGCCACGAGTGAGCGCAGCACGGTCTGGACGTAGGAGGCGATCAGGTTGACGGGGACTTCCTTGCGCGCGGCGCCATCGCCGTAGTGGGCGCCGGCGTACTGCTTGACGGCGCGCAGGCGGTCCTCGCGGTAGGGCTGGAGCGCGAGCCGCGACGCACGAATAGCGCTGCGCAGTTTCGCGACGTCAACGTCGTGGTTCTTTGCCACTTCGGCCTCATCCGGCACCTCGTTTGGATGTTGGCCCTACTGACCCCTCGCCCCTGCTCCCTCACTCCAGCGCGCGGATGGCCGCGGCGAAGCAACACGTCAGCTTGTGGGCGATTTCTTCCGGCGGGCCGTAGTCGCTCAGCACGTCGCGTGCATGGGCGTCAGGCTCCCACTGGGAAACGGCCTTCGCGCACCGCTCTTTCATCTCGGCCACGGCCTCGCGCATGGCCTCGGCGATGACGCTCTGCAAATCGTCGCTCAGCTTGCGGTGCAGCACGAAGCTGGGACTCATCTGCAGCCAGCCCAGCAACACCCCGGCCCGCTGGTCAATCGTCACGCCCATGCCCGCTCCCTTCTCTCGGCTTCCTCACGCGCGGCCCGCCGGCCGGCGACGCTGTTGGGCGGCACGGCCTCGGCGATCTTGACCGCCAGGGGCTTGGCCCCGTCCCGGACCATCTTCCAGGCCAGGGCGTCGGCGATGGTCTGGTCGCCGTGGTTCAGCGCGGCCCCGGTCGGATCGTTGGCGTTCACCTCCCCTGAGTGTACCACGTTGTTCTGCTTGGTGTACATGAACCGCCTGCATTCTTCCAGCGCACTCTTGCTGCGGTTGATGAACTTGCGGCCGTACAGCGCGGCCCGGTAGCTCTCCAGCTCCAGCAGTTTGTTCTGGTTGCTGGGATACCATCCCGGACTGTCGGAAACGTACATGCGCTTCATGGCGTTCGTCTCGTCCTTGCGCATGTAGACGTTGTAGTAGCCCAGCTCGATCACCTTGTTGCCGAAGGCGCCGCCGGGGCCGGCACACTCCCAGCACAGCCGGCAGTCGCCCAGCAGCCGGCACAGCGCCACGCAGAAGGCGGCGAACTCGTGGGGCAGCATCCGGGCGTGAGCGTACTCGATAATCTTCTCGCCGTGGCTGTTGGCGATGGACAGGCAGCTCGGCGTGGCGCCCTGGCCCGTGGACACGTCGGCGCCGGCGCCGTAGGGGCCGGCACCGGGAATCTGGCCGCGGGCGTTGGGGTTGGTCCACAACTTGAGCAGGCCGCCGTTGCGCTGCACCAGGCCGACGGGCCTGCCGGCCTCGCGATCGTAGTCCAGCTCGCCTTCCCAGTAGGGGGGCCGGACCGTCTCGGCCTCGATCTCGCGCAGCCGCAGCGGGTCGAAGAACTGCGAGACGGTGCCCTCGGGGTTGATGTCGAGGTCCATCGCAGCGGCGCGGGGGCTGCCCTTGCGGCGCACCTGGTCGTCGTACCAGGGCGAGCGCAGCCCCGGAAACGGCCCGCCGCTGGGGCTGCCGTCGAGCACGAAGTTAAAATCTTCCGGGAAGTGATAGGACGTGTCGATCACGTCGGGGCGGCCCTGTTTCATCTCGGAGCGGTACAGGCCCTTGATCTTGTCGGGGTGCTCGGTCCAGTGCATTTGCAGGCTCTCGATGTAGGAGCCGGCGGCGCTGTTCTTGTCGGTCAGCTCGTAGAAACAGGTGTGGGTGCCGGTGTGGGTGCCGTTGAAGATGCGGCAGCCGGTGGTGTCGCTGGTGCGGTGCAGGACTTCGTAATCCTCGTCGATCTGGGAGAACTCGTCGATGAACATGGCGGTGGCGCGGCCGCCGACGCCGGCCTTGCCGGTGCTGGCCTGCCCGGTGATCGTGCTACCGTTGGTGGGGTTGGAGAAGCCCATCTTGCGGCGCTCGACGCGCGGCTTGTTCATCCACGACGGCAGGCGGTCGTGGACATAGTCGAGTTTCCAGAAGAGGCAGTCGGGGTCGCCGGGACGGTCCACGGCGTGCTCGTTGCGGGAGATGGCCAGGAACTTCTTCCAGGGGTGAAAGAGGAACAGCCAGTCCATGATGAGCAGGCACAACCAGGAGGCGCCCATCTCGCGGGATTTCTCGATGACGAGGTCGCGGCGGCGCTCGATGCAGTCGAGCACCTTGCGCACGGCCCGGTCCTGGAACGGCCAGGTGAGGAAGGGGCCGGTTTCCAGCGAGCCGGCGCCGATGGCGTTGGGGTTGAACTGCCAGACGAAGGCGTTGATCCAGAAGAGGCAGTCCTGCTCGCAGGCGGCGATGACGGCGCGGCGGTGGGCGGCGGATTCCAGGCACAGGCGGTTGAGCTTGCGGCGAAAGCGCAGGTTGGCGCGCAGCTCGCGCGGGACTTGCTCGTGCCATTTTCCGGGAGAGAGGGTCATGAGGCTTCGTGGACGGTAATCAGATTGCCTTGAGCGGCAGGACCGAACGTTGCCGTGATCTCGGGTGAGGGCAGGGTGAGCTTGACGCCGGGCCAGCGGCGTTCCAGTTCGTCCTCGTTCAGACCATGCGGCCACGTCGTCAGCCGCACCTCCCGGATGGGCTGCTGAACCAGGATGGCATCGGCGTGGGAGAGCCAGTCGGCGGCGGTGCAGGTCAGCACCTCGACGAAACCGCGGCGGAGCCGCCACGCCCAACCGCCGTGGGGGATTGGAGCGTGCCAGGCACACCGCCGACAGACTCCGCCCGGTTCTCCGTACAGTTCCCGCTCGCGGCGGCGGAGGGCATCGTAAAGTTTTCTGTTCCTGCCGAACGCAGGGCGTGGGCGACCTTCCATTTCAACCTGTATCCGGATAAACTCCGCCCGCTCCGTCTCCCCCACTTCATCCAGCCAGTCGGCGAAGACCAGCCGGGGCGCGTCGTCGTCGGGCGCCGCCAGCACCGCCCGCAGCAGCAGGCCCTTCGTGTCGTCGCTCATGCTCATCCCTCCCCGCCCGCCTCCTCCAGAAGCCGCGCGATCATCTCCTCGACGCGCTCGGCCCCCTCGTCCCGCACGATTCTACCCCCACCACCTCCACCTTTTCCAGCCGACTCCCCCGCCGACGCCTCCACCTTCTTGCTCCGACGGTCCTTCTCCATCCCCGCCAGCATCCGCACGAACGCCTCCGGCTCATCCCTGAACATCTGCTGCAGCTTCGTGCGCGCCTCCGTGTCCGCCTTCGCCTTCGGATTCTTGTACACCCACCTCAAATCACGCAGCAACTCCGTCGGCCGCGGAGCCTTGTCCTTGCTCCCCAACGGCCGACCCGTTCTTTGGTTCTTTTCAGGGACTTGTTCTGGGAATGGCACTGAACAACCCGTCAGTAGCGTTTTCGCCAGCGTTTGCACAGCATGTTACGCTGCGCCGTCTGGCAAGCTAGCTTGCCGAGCGGCGCAGCGTAACATGCTACTCGCACGAATGCAATCATTTTGATGACACAATTCCCTAAGTCACATCTACAACACATCTTACGCTGACGCATTTGCGACCCCCGGGGTGGCTAAAAAGCGCAAGATTTGAGTTTCTTGCCATCTTGCGCAAGCGGCCCACGCAGCTAACTATCGGAATCCCGGTGTTTTGTAACCCGAGTTTGAACAGGGGGTTAAGCCCTTCCCGCTGGTCGCGCGCGAGAGGGGCGGGGTGGCTCAGATCGCGCGCGCGCGGCTTTAGTATTAGGTCGCGTCGTCGGCTTGACGCAAGCCCTTGGGGTGAGGCGAGATCGGCTGATCGCTGCACGGTGCGGCGGTGGGCTGTGGTGCCTCGGGGAGGGTGAGTCATGGGTCAGGACACTGGGGTGGGGAC